ATGTAAAGTTTCATTGGCATATATGTGTTCTAATTTGATAATTTCAGGGTTTGATATATCAATTTCATATTGCTTGAATATATTTTTTATAACAACAGGTACTTTCAAATCAAAATCATATTCAACATTATCAAATAATTTGCTAAAATATTTCATTCAATTAACCCCCGCCTAAAATACGTTTAGCCATATCAATTTTATCAATTTGAGCAATTTGCTTTATACTAATTGTTAAATCAACCCTCATTAAATTGCCATCTTTTGACAAATGAATATGACCTTCAGGGTTATAATTTGTTGAAACATCAGTTATAGCACAATATGGGTAACGCATTATCCTTTTACCAGCTACCCTTATATCAATGTCCCAAATATCTGGGTAATGAATACGCCCGCCACTTATTTCAGGTAATGATTTTACCCTAAATTCATATATTATATTTTCAATGATTGATGCTTCTTTAGCATTTTTTGGTATAAAACTGAATGTAAAACTATTTTCAAATAAAGGTACACCAGCATATGTTAAAGCCAAAAAATCATCTGTAATCCAACCCCTTTTGTTACGTGCCGCATTCAAAGCAAAATTTTGACCAACTGTTTCAAGTAATTTATCTTCAGCTTTACCTGTAACACTTCTTAAAATACCTTTTATTTTCTCCCTAACATCTTTTGATGAACCAACTATCAAACCACCTTCACCTTCAGTCCAATTTTCAGGTTGACTAATTGTCATATCAGCTTGTATAGGTAATATGATTGTATTACCATCACTTTCCTTTTTTGAACTTGTCATTTGGCTACCACGATCCAACAATACCCATTTATAAGGGTGAAATGTTATAACACCATTTTTACTTAAATCTAAATCAACAGGGTATTTGAGTGACATATTATTATACTCCTTTGAATGAGCAAAAAGGCTTTATAAATATTTACTATTTGAAAAATTTGAAGTTAACAATATTTCAAATAAACCTTATTACCATTGTCAAATATCACACGGTAACCATTATTGAACATATTAGCCATTTCTGATAAATTTTTATCAAAATTAGGCAACAAGTTTTTCAATTTGTGTTTTTGAAAATAAATCCTATTTTTCAATGACCTATTTTTAGGCTTTCCACTTGGGTTGAAATACCAATAATTTGATTTAGTAACACCAATGAATTTAAACCCCAATTTTTCATACAAATCACCTTTGCTCCAACGCCTGTTAGCATAACTAATTATATATTCAGGTTTCATTAACCTTTCAAAATGTTTCAATAATTTACCAGCACCACCAACTACAACATAATCATCTTTGATAGCATACCTTAACAATTCATAGCCCTTTTTATTAGCTAACCCTTTGCGTTTGAACCTAATATCACTAAAACTCATAACAGCTACTAATTCATTTTCATATAACAAACCAAATGCTATTTTGCTTGATATATAGCCCTGTAAATGATTTTTGTTCAAAAATTGCCTTTCAATTTCAACAGGTATTTGAACAAGTTTACATTTTCTTGCTGGTATAACTTTTGAAGCTAAACCTAATTTTACCTTTATCATATTCAACCATATATTCAATTTGTTTTCATCATAAATTTCATTTTCAAATACCCTTAACAATTGAATACCTTTTGCCTCACATTTTGCCTGTTTCAATTTAGCCCTTTTACGTTCAAATGCTAAATTGTTTACATTATTGAACTTTTCATATTTGCTTTTACCAATTGAATGATACATTAACCCATCAACCTCAATAGCTAATTTATGTTCAGGTATATAAATATCAATTTCAAAATCATCAATTAAATCATGAACATCAACCTGTATTTCGCCATCATAAAATTCTCTTATTTTCATCACAAATTCAGTTTGTAAAAAATGATTTGAATTGCTCATTAATACATTAACCCAACCAAATTCTTTTAGCTTTTTTCTTATGATAGGTAGGTGAGTTATACCAAAAAATTCAACACATTTTTCAACATCAAATATACCATTTTCATCAAAAAATTGTGCCCATGTTGTTTTATCATTCCATAAATGACTATTTTTATACAAATTGCTCAACCGTTTTGTCAAAGCCTTTTGTTGATTTTCAGGCAATAGCAAATTTGTTATTTCACCATACCTTTCAATCATTGTTTGTCTTTGTTTTTGTTTTACAATAGGTGATTTCAAAGGGTTATCAACACCATATTTAGCTAACCATGTTTGCTCAATTTGTTGCCTTTGAGCATTCAAATTCCAATCACCATACCTTTCAATCATTGTTTGTTTGGTTTTTTCATACCATTCATCACTTTTGCTAAACCATTCAACACCAAATTTAGCTTTCAAATTTTCACTAAATTGCTTTTTGAATTGTTCATCTTGTAACAAATAGGGTACACCATACCTTTCAATCATTGTTTGTTCAATTTTTTCACGTTTAGCTTTTTGTAAACATGTTTCACTACAAAATTTTTGAAAATCAGTATGTTTAGCATTCAACCTTTTAACAGGTTTATTACAATATTGACATTTTGGGTAACCAAATAACAAATATTGTAACCTAACTTTCATAGCAGTATCAGGTGGGAATTGTTGAGTTTGTTCAATTACCCAAGCTTTTAATTGTTTATATTTAGGGTTTTTGGTTAAGGCTACACTTACACTAATGAAAGGCTTTTTTGTATTTTGTTTAGATTGCCATAATTGTTTTAATTGATTTATCATAACAAAATAACCCCCTTTCACTTCATATTTACCTTTTCTTTTATATCATACCTTGTATTTCAAAATAAGTAAAACAGGTAAACAAAAAATGCCCAGCCACCTAAAAGATGACTGGGCATTTCAAAATCAATTAATTATTGTTTTTATGAAGAGAATGGTAGGTTGGTTACCAATATTTTCCTGAAGTAGTTTTTACCGCCAGCTACATTGTCAGTAAGTCCATAGCGACTTCTAAAGAAAAGTCTGGGTTGGCCAGTTTCCTCACCAAAACCTTTCTCAATTTTCAATGGTATATAAGGTGCATAGAACAAACCAGCATCAATTTCTTCAGCACCTTTGTAACCCAGCAATATATAATTCTCAGGTGCGAACAAATCAACAAATACTTTCATACCATTGATTGTACCCAAGAATGTGTTGAGATATGGGTCAGCATTTGTAGCATTCAATTTGCCTGTTGCCTCTAAAGCACTTGCTACATCAGGCGAAACTATCATCCAGTTAGCTTGACCCCTCTTTGTTGACCTTGCTATTTGTTTTCTTACCCTACTGATGAAAGCAAGCAAGTTTTGATATTTCTCAATTTCCCATCTACCATCTGCTTGGCTATAATCCCATGTTAATACACCGCCCTGTGTAGCATATGTATCAACAAGGTTAATGATTTTCCTGTTCAACTCATTTACAATTTCCTCAGATGCTATGTTTGTCAAAATCATTTCAGCATCAAGGTTGTGTAGTGCTTTCAAGTCATCCTCAACCTCAAGTGTCCATTTAGCTTTCAGTTTCTGGGATACGGCTTCAACACTCTTTGATACAATGTCAAAGCCAATTTCCCTCATGTCAGTTGAAAGTGCTTCAGCCTGAGCAGTTGTATAATCACCAACATAGTTAGTGAATATCATATTAACAACAGCTTCGTTTTCATAAACTGCGGCAATTGTAGTATCATTAGCATTAGAACTGTTATAACTATCAGCCTTCTGAACACCCTCACCAGCAACAAATGTACCACTTGTTACCTGAACAAGTATATTATTGCCTTCCTTATACCTTACAGTACCTACACCACCACCAGCACTTGCTATACTATCACCAACATTGAAAGCAGAAGCATCAGCAAGTGTCAATATTACGGAATTTGTTGCTTTAACTGGGTTATCGCTTGTATTGGCATAGTATGCCTTTAGCATGAAAATCAACCCAGTTGGACCAGTCATTGGTTGAACACCAATGATATCATTAGCAATCAAAGCAGGTGCTACCCTTCTCACCATAGGTATGAGTATTTTGTTATAACCAGCTATGTCGCTTGAAGTAGTAACCTCATTAATCATTTGAGCAGTATTCTCAAGCAACTGTGCCATAATACCATATTGATTACTTTTTACCTTTGGTGCCAAATCCTTTACAACTTCCCACTCACCTTTACCCTCTATTACAGGTATCCATTTTTCAATTATTTCTTCTGAAATCATTCCTCTTACAGGATTTTCCATCTTACTCTCCTTTTCCTTTGTATTTAAATTTTGTTAAATTAAAAGCTATTTAGCTAACAAACCTTTTTCTGCGTTTTAAGAAATCAGGTAACAAATCATCTACACTGTATTTCTCTTTGCCAAATTCCATTTCCTCATTTTCCTCAAGCTCTGCCTGTTTTGCGTTTTCCTTTATGTCCTTGTCTTTTTTCAGGTTTAGGTATTTTTCCTTTACAATATTCAATTTGTTGGCAAACTCTTCAGGTGTTTCAACCTCAATACCCTCAAGCATGTCTAAAATTTCCTGCTTCTCAACATCTGTCAAATCTTTTGTTTCCTCAACAAAAATGGCTTTGATTTGTGCTTTCAACAATTCTTCTTTCAACTCAAGGTTTTGTTTAATAGCCTCATTCAACTCATCTTTTACACTTTTAACTTGTTCCTCAAGTGAAGCAATTACATCTTTGTCCTCTGGTTTCAAATCAATGTAATACTCATTGAAAATGTTTTTAATGTTCTCAATGATTTTTTCACTCATTTCAACTTTCATTTCACTTTCAATGGTTTTCTGATTTTCTTTCACAAACTCTTCAGCTACATAAGTCAAATACTTGTCAACTTTGTCAATCAATTCCTCTTTCAACTGCTCTTCTTTTTCAGCCAATAAATCCTGAACCCTTTTATTTACTACAATTTCAAACTCATCAAGTAGCTTTTTCTTAAAATCTTCAGTGAATACTTCTTTGTCAACAACGCCTTCAAAACTTTCAATTATTTTTTCAAGCTCCATTTGATACTCCTTTTCCCTTTGTTTTTCGTAAATGTTTTAATAATCACCTTTATTTACACTTCTATTTACTATTTACTTTACTGATTAAACAATGTATTCAAATACTTCTGCCAAATTGACAACAAAGCTTGTTGTATGTCTTCCTTTTTAGCTTTACTGTAAATTTCATCAATTTTTTGTTTTGCTTCATCAATTACTTGTTCAACTTGACATGCCTTTTTTACATAACAACCATTTTCATATACCCATTCAACGCCTTCCATTACGCCTTGAACAAAAGCATCTGGCGCACTTGGGTTTGAAACTAAATCACCAGCAGTAACCAATTCAAAAGCAGTAACAACTTTAACACCATTTTCTTCCTTCAATTCACCAAAGCCCCTTGAAGATATACCTATTTTGATACCTTCTTTCAACAAATTTTGAACTATTTTACCTTTTGGTGTATCTAAAACTTTAGCTTTAGCAACAAAATTATTACCATCTTCAACTATTTCAATAAATTTATGTGTAGCATTGTCCATATTTACCATATATGGTTCAATTTTTGGGTGGTTCAATTCACCCAAAGCATTCACAGTGTTCTTTTTCAAATGGTTTTCTATATACCTATTTACAGCTTCCTTCAAAACTGGTTTTGGGTATAACCTACCATTTTTGTTTTTGATTTCACTTTGTAAAGTAATGCCTTTTATATACCATGACTTTTCATTTGTTGCTTCATCTAAAACACTTTCAACTACAATATCTTCTGAATATTCCCTAATGAATTTCATGCTTCAGCCCCCTCTGGTTCTTTTTCAGGCTCATTTTCAGTTTCATCACCTGAAGGTTTGCCCATGATTGTTTTTGGAAATTCATTTTGTTTAAAATCATCAATAGCCTGTTTTATCCTTGTTTCTAATTCTTTTGATATTATGTCTTTTAAATCTGCTGGTTTATCCTGATTAATCAAATCAAAAATACTTTTGTCAATAGCCATAACTATTCACTCCTTTTCAAAACCCTGTATTTATTTGTGAATTACTATTATTTGTTAAACCTTCATCTTTCATTTGTTGTTCAATTTCAGCTATTTCATCATCATTCATTTTCAAAACCTTTTTGTAAACATAAGCTTTACTGAAGTATTTACCAACATAATTATCAATTTGTTGTAATATGTTCAATTTGTTCAATAACAATTCTTGATTTTTAACTTCAACAAAATATGTATCCTCATTCCATTTCAATGTAATTTCAGGGTATAGGGTATTAGCCCAAAAATCTTCATCTAATACATTTGTCATTATCAAATGACGTTTCAACAATTCAAAAAATATACTGAAAAATTGATTTCTTAACCTCATTATGAACTTGTTAAACCTGATTTCTTCCCTTGTTATATCACCCATTCTATCAAATGAAACAACAGGTGAATTTTCATTATCAAGCCTACTCAATGGCACTTTCAAAGCTTTGAGTAATTTTTTCCTGAAATACAATATATCTTCAATTTCACCTAATTGTTGACCAGCAGGTAGTGTTTGAATTTCTGTTGTCCTATTTTCACTTCTTGGTATCCAAAAATCCTCAACCATGTTCATTGTTTGTTTATTTGTTTGAACTAAACCACTTTCTGGGTCATATATTATTTTAGTCCTAAACCTATTCATCAATTTTGATATATAAGCTTCTGCTTTTGTAGGTGGCATTTTGCCTACATCAATATAAAATACACGCCTTTCAGGTGCCCTTGTAAACCTATATATTATAGCACTGTTTTCAAGCATATCTAACTGGTTCAATGGTTTTATAGCCTTATGTAAATTTGAAATGAAAACCTTTTTGTTATAATCAATCAAACCACTATGAGCAAACAATATATTTTCTTGTGGTATTTGATATAACTGGTTTTTGTAAGCATAAATATAAAAAATTTTGCCTGTTTCTTTGTCTTTCACCCTTGATAAATTTAATGGGTCTAACTTTTTAATACCTAAAACACCTTCTTTTGGGTTATCAGGGTTAAACAAAATTTGAAAATATAACCTACCATCTATATACCAACTCCTAAACCATTCATATACATTAGCTTCAAAATCAATTTGTGCTTTCAATGTATCCCATGCTTCTTTTACCTTGTCCCTTATAGCTTTTTGTATATTATCACTGATATTCAATGAAACTACATCATTTTCACCATCTTGAACAATAGCACTATCACAAATTTCATCAACTGCTGGTTCAACTTCAGGGTGTAAGGCTATTTTGCGGTACATCAAAATCAAATCTTTGATTGTCCTCAAATTTTCTTCAAAATTGAAAATTGAAACGCCTACCCTCAAACTTGGTGTTTCAATCACTTCTGGTTCATTTTGTGTTGGTAATTCAACCTTTTGTATAGCTTGTTGTTCTTTGTTTTGTTGCTGAACCTTTTTGTTTTTTGAAAACAATGAAATAATATCCTGTATAATCATATTATAAACCTCTCGTTCGTTTTGTTGGTTTCTTCAAACCTTGTTGTTTGCGTTTTCTTGTAATAGCATGATATATCAAAGCATAAATAGCACTTGCTGATAGCTTCTTAAATTCAGGTAATACATTAACAACAACTGGTTTCCAATCTTGTTCACCAAAGGCTTTTATATTTGTTGAAATGCGGTTTATCAAATAACGCCTATATGAAAAATAAGCATAAGCACTTGGTATATCAGCATCAAACCAAGCACGTTTTATATCAGCCCATTGTAATATTTTGTTTTCAAGAAACCGCTTTTTATACAATTCACCAACAAATTTAACCCTATATGTATAAGGTATGTAGTGAATATTCAAACCCCACATATAAGTACCACTAAAACCAAATAACAATAACAATGGTATCATATCCCAGTAAGGTAATTGGTCTTTTGTTTTTGGGTCATAATAACCAAACAATATAAGTGTACCTAAATATGACCTGTCTAATTGATTTATATTTGATACAGTTTTGATATTGTCATCATATAATTTATCTATGAGAAAATTAACTTCATTTGGTAAACGTGCCAATGAATATACCCCTGATTTTCATGAATTTTACTTTAATATTTACTAAATAACATTATTACAAATCTTTTTCTGTCAATATTATAAATTGCCAACCTTTTTGCTTACAATATTGTTTTGCTGCTGACCATTTAGCTTGATTTTTCAAATATTCCATTACCCTTTTTGTATATGTGCTTTCACGCATTCTTTTTGTTTTTCTTGGTGGTATTGTTTCATTGTAAGGTTTTATTTCAATCAAATACATTTGTTCTTTGCCTGATTTATCAACTACTTGAACTAACAAATCAGGGTAATACCTATGTAACCTATTATCAATAGGGTTTCTATATGGTATTACAACTTCTTCTGACCAAATAGCCTTTACATTTTTCAAGCTTTCTAAATACCTGAATATTTTGAATTCAAGTGCTGACCTAAATACAATATTATGTATATCACCACGCCATTTTGCTTCATTT